AAGGATGCACTCTATGAAAACATGGATGATCCTGCCTCAGTTGTACGTGTGATAGATCTATACAAGATTGACAACGGTATGACCGTAGCAGCTAAGAAGAAGTCTAAGAAAGCTGCAGCATCTACTGTTGCTAAAGGAACTCGTACTTCTGTAGACGCAGAGGGTGTACAAGGACAAATAAAAGAGTCTGATGTAGCCAAAATGTCTAACAAGGAGTTTGAGGAAATGCAGGACAAAATAAACGAAGCTATGCGTACTGGCAAGTTTGTTTATGATATGTCTGGTTCTGCAAGATAATTAGTTGACATATTTAAAGTCATCTATATAACTACCTGTATCTGACTTGAAGCCTCCGTAAAGGACCACCTTCAAAGATACTTTCAACCCAAAAGTCTAAACTACAAAGAACTACCTGGACAAGTATAGGCCCAGTGGTATTCGGTAGCGCAACCTAATACTTTCTGCACCCTAGAAAACGTACAGCCTCTTTCAGGTGTTTAAGCTTTATTCCCAAAGCCAAATATCATGGAGGATTTAACTATGGCTTTTCAAACTGCATCGGGTTATGGGAATTTACCTAACGGTAATTTTAGTCCTGTAATCTACTCCAAAAAAGTACAGCTTGCTTTTCGCAAAGCTGCTACTGTAGGAGACATAACTAACTCTGATTATTTCGGAGAGATTAGCGCACAAGGTGATACTGTGCGTATAATCAAAGAGCCTGAAATTTCAGTTCAAGCTTATGCTCGTGGCACGACAGTCACAGCACAAGACCTTGACGATGAAGATTTTCAGTTAGTCGTAGACAAAAGCAACTACTTTGCTTTTAAGATGGACGATATTGAAGAAGCTCACTCACATGTGAACTTCATGCAACTTGCAACAGATCGTGCAGCTTACAGACTAGCTGATCAGTATGACCAAGAAGTTCTTGGTTATCTGTCAGGTTTTAAGCAATCTTCTTTGCACTCAGTAGCGTCTACAGCTAATGACCAAGTAAATGGTACAAAGGCTGTTACATCTGCTGGTTCAGACGAATTGCTTTCAAGCATGAAGTTGATTAAGAGTTCATTTGGTAACATCACAACATCATCTGCAGGGGATCACTCAATCCCAGTAACTGCACGTATGCCAGGTGCTACTTCTCTACCAACAGCTACAGTTTCACCTGCGATGGTTATCTCCAGAATGAAACGATTGCTTGATCAACAGCAAGTTGACTCACAAGGACGTTGGCTCGTAATTGACCCAGTGTTTATGGAGATCTTATCAGACGAAGACAGCCGCTTCATGAATGGAGACTACGGTGAGTCTGGTGGACTACGTAACGGTCTTGTAATCAACAACTTTCATGGCTTCCGTTTGTACGTGTCATCAAACCTACCTGCTGTAGGTACTGGTCCAGGTACATCAGGAACAGCAAACCAAAACTCAAACTTTGGTGTGCTTGTTGCAGGTCATGATTCTGCTGTAGCAACTGCAGAGCAGATCAACAAGACAGAAACATATCGTGACCCTGACAGCTTTGCTGACATTGTTCGTGGTATGCATCTATACGGCAGAAAGATACTTCGTCCAGAAGCTATCGCTACTGCTAAATACAACGCAGCGTAAGGGGGGATTAAGATATGGCTACTTTTGACATGACCTCAAAAGCTACTGCAGGTGTTGATTCAAACAGCATTGCAGCAGCTACCTCACGCCATCAAGCAATGGGAATGTACATGCGTGAAGCACGTCTTGACATTGCTAAAATGGTTGAAGACGGATATTCCTGTACAAATGGGGACATCTTTCAGCTTCTAGAAATTCCTGCTAATACATTAGTGTTGTTTGCAGGTGCTGAAGTTGAAACTGCTTTTAACGGTACATCTCCAACTGTGGATATTGATTTCGCAGCAGGTGATGACATCGTTGACGGTGGTGACGTTAGTTCTGCAGGTTTCTTAGCAAGTGGAACAAACGGTCAAAGTATGGTTGTAAACACTGCAGCAGCAGACACGTTTACAGCACACGTAACAACTACAGATACAATTGACGTTAAGTTGATTGCTTCATCTGCAGATGTTACATCTGGTATCTTACGTGTTGTTGCTTGTTGCATCGACACAGGTGCTAGAGGACGTGTGGCAGCTACCGAAGTAGATCGTGATCTACTAGCATAACACTTTAGGGGCTGACTTCGGTTAGCCCCTTTAGCTTATCTAAGGAAAAAATATGGCTTTGACATTTCTTTCATTAACGAATGATGTAATTACACGTATGAATGAAGTAACGCTTACTTCTACTACTTTTGCTAACGCTAGAGGCATACAGGTTCAATGTCAAAATGCTGTTAATGAAGCTATAAGATATATAAATCAAAGAGAGTTTGGTTACTCTTTTAATCACGCACAAAATTCTTCTACTTTGACTCCAGGTGTATCTAGGTACAGTCTACCTTCAAGCACTAAGTCAGTAGACTATAACACCTCCAGAATTAAAAAAGATGATGATCTTAACGCTGCAGGAAATAATCTAACAGTTCTTAACTATAACGAATATATAGAAAGAGAGTACGCTAACCAAGAGGACGAAGTTTCAACTACAACTCTTAATGGCTCACACTCAAGTTCTGTAACAACTCTTACCCTAACATCTACCAGTGACTTCTCCTCTTCAGGAACTGTTCACATTGGTGGTGAGCAAGTAACTTACACAGGTGTTTCAGGTAACGATATTACAGGTTGTACTAGAGGAGCTAACAGCACAACTGCAGCTACTCATGCTGATGGTACAACAGTAACGCAGTTTGACAATGGTGGTGTTCCTAGAAACATAGTCAGAACACCTGACAATAATTATTTATTATATCCTTATCCAGACAAGCAGTACACACTCATCTTTGATTACTTTACATTTCCATCTGATCTATCAGTACATGGTGATACTACAACTATCCCAGATAGATTTGGTCCTGTAATCGTAGATGGTGCGTCTGCTTTTGTGTATCAGTATCGTGGTGAGATACAACAATACCAGTTAAACTTTGGTAGATTTGAACAAGGTATTAAAAACATGCAGAGCTTACTCATCAACAAGTATGAGTATGTAAGATCTACAGTTCTCATTACACCTAGAGGGTCTGCTAATTACATGTCAGGAGTTATTTCCTAATGCCTGATCTCTCTCAAGCTCAACCTGCAGCGTTTAACTGTGAGGGTGGCTTAGTTTTAAATCGTTCTACGTTCTTAATGCAACCTGGTGAAGCGTTAGAGCTAGAAAACTTTGAGCCTGACATTGAGGGTGGCTACAGGAGAATAAACGGTTTTCGTAAATACGTAAATCATCAAGTGCCTCAAACATCTAGCTCTGGCGAAAAGGTGTTGATGGTTGCTAACTTTGCAGACAAAGTGTTAGCAGCTAGGGGTGAGAAGATATTTAGTTCCGCATCTACTGAGCTTGCAACTAAAATTGTTTCTACTACAGGGATGACAGGTTCTGGAACTATTACTGTAGATTCTACAACAGGTTTTTCTTCTAGTGGAACGTTACAGATTAACAGTGAAATATTTACGTATACTGGTGTTACCTCCACTACTTTTACAGGTGTAACTCGTGCTGCTACAAGTACAACTGCTGCTAATCACGCTGTTGACGATGTGGTGTCAGAGTCTTGGACTGAGAGAGACACTGGTAGAACGAGTGCAAGTAAGTACAGTTTTGAAAGATATAACTTTGACGGTAACGAAAAGATTATATTTGTTGACGGTGCAAATGCCCCAACTATTTTTAACTCTTCTTTATCAGCGACAGATGTTAGTGAAAGTTCTGTAGCAGGTTCTACAATAGTTGTAGCTTTTAAAAACCACATGTTTTACGCAGGTAAGTCTACTACACCACAGACGTTAGTGTTTAGTGAACCTTTTGACGAGGATGGTTTTCAGTCAGGTGACGGTGCAGGAACTATTAAAGTAGATGATAACATTGTTGGGTTAAAAGTATTTAGGGATTCTTTATTTATATTTTGTGAAAATAGAATATTTAAAATGACAGGATCTACTCTCAGTGACTTTGCTATACAACCAGTTACTAGAGATATTGGTTGCGTAAACAAAGACACTATACAGGAATTTGCAGGTGATCTGTTATTCCTTGGTCCTGATGGACTTAGAACTGTTGCTGCTACTGCAAGAATTGGTGATACGGCTCTTGGTGCTATTACACAAAACGTACAATCTATTTTTGATGCTAACATTAAAGACTCAACAGTATTTGAAAGTGTAGTCATACCAGATAAAACACAATATAGAATATTCTTTTCAAAAGCAGGACAGGGTGAAAACTTAACAAGAGGTATCATCTGTGTTAGAAGAGCAGACAAGTTTGAGTTTGCAGAGATACGTGGAGTAAAACCATCAGTCACAGATGCTTTAGTCGTTGATGGAGATGTCATAGTATTACATGGTGATTTTTCAGGTTACATCCACAGACAAGAAGAAGGTAATACTTTTGATGGCACAGCAATACTAGCAAGATACAGAAGTCCTGATTTAAGTTTTGGAGACACTGGTGTTAGAAAACACATGCAAAGAGTTATCCTTAACTTTAAACCTGAGTCAGCAATAGATGCAGACTTATTTGTTCGTTACGACAACGAGGCTTCAGACTCAGCAAGACCTGCAGCATATGCTTTAGACAGTTCTCAGGTTGCAGCACAGTTTGGTTCTGCAACTTTTAGTACAACTAGTAGTGCTGCACAGTTTGTTTTTGGTGGTCCTTCACAGCCACTCGTAAGACAATCAGTAGAAGGATCAGGTTTTTCTGTAGCGTTAAGAATTAAAGATGGTGGGGAAACGGCACCATATTCCCTCAAAGGGTTTCAATTAGAATATCAAGTAGGAGCAAGACGTTAGATGGGTAATACATACACGAGACAATCTAGTTTTACAGACGGTGATGTTATTACTGCTGATCTGTTCAACAATGAATATGATCAACTTTTAGCTGCGTTTGCAGCAAGCACAGGACACACTCACGATGGTACTGCTGCAGAGGGTGGTCCTATTACTAAACTGCTAGGAACTAACATTACTATTGGTGACGCTACATCAGGTACTGATATTACAGTTACCTTTGATGGTGAGACTAATGACGGTGTTTTTAAATGGATGGAGGACGAAGACTACTTTGAGTTTTCTGATGATATTCTTATTGCCTCTACAGAAAAACTACAGTTTCGTGACACAGCTATTTACATTAACTCTAGTGCTGATGGTCAGCTTGACCTTGTTGCAGATACAGAAATACAGATTGCTGCTACTACTGTCGATATAAACGGTAACGTAGATGTATCAGGAACACTTACTGTCGCAGGTGCTGTAGATTTTGGTGACGCTGCCCTATCAAATGTAGGTGCAGTGCAGTTAGACAGTATCGCAGGTGATGCTGATTCTAACACAAGCATAGAATTTAGTGGTTCTGATGTAATTACAGTTACTGCAGGTGGTGAGACACAGATTACTTTTAACAATGGATCAATACTACCTACAACAGATAACGATATAGATTTAGGTTCTGGTTCTTTTGAGTTTAAAGATTTATACATAGATGGCACAGCTTATCTTGATACGGCTAGTGTTGATGCTTTAACTGTCTCTGGTTCTACTACATTAGCTGCTACTTCTTTCGGTGATGCTGACATTACGAATGTTGGTAGCATTGCTCTTGATACTATTACTAACGATGGAACGGATATTACACTAGACTCAAGTGGTGACATCATATTAGATGCTGCAGGAAATGAAGTATTTTTTAAATCTTCTGGAACATCAATACTTGAGTTTAAACACGATTCTGGTGACGCAGTATTTACAGTAAGCACAGCAGATAAGAACTTTACCGTTAAAGGTACAGATAGCTCCAGTGCTATTACTGCTCTTGACATTGACATGGCTCTTGCAGGTAAGGCTACGTTTAACGGTGACGTAGTTGTAGGTGGTGATCTTACTATTAGTGGTGATGATCTCACTATGGCTACCAACACTTCAGGACATCTACTTATTGCAGATGGTACAAACTTTAACCCTACTGGTGTAGGTGACTTATCTGAGATTAGTACGGTTGCTAACGATGACGTATTTCTTGCTGTAGACACCTCTGGTGGTGGTCTTAAAAAAATTACACGTAGCACGATAGTTTCTGGTCTTGCTGTTTCAGGTGCTGCTATATCTAACGTGGTAGAGGATACTACTCCACAGTTAGGTGGTGATCTTGATATGAACGGTCAGGATATTGTTACTACATCAAATGCTAATATTGACCTAGCACCTAATGGTACAGGTAAAGTAGTCGTAAAAGGTAACACTAATCCTGGTACTGTAGTGTTTAACTGTGAGTCTAACTCTCATGGTCAAACAGTTAAGTCACAACCACACTCAGCTTCTGTTACTAACGTATTAACTCTTCCTGCAGGTGGTGATCAAGAGATTGTTGGTACGACAGCGACACAAACACTTACGAACAAAACAATGGGTGCTACTAGTTTTGGTGATAACAACATCACTAACGTTGGTGATATTGCTCTAGACTCTATCAGTGCTGACGCCACAGACATTAACGTTGCTGTCTCTGATAACTCCGCTACTGCATTTACAATTAAACAAGGCTCAGATGCTTATCTTATAATTGACACAGCTAACAGCAGTGAGTCTGTTTCTATCGGTACAAGTATATCTGGTACAGCTATTACGTTAGGTCACAGTACCTCAGAGGTTACAGTAGCAGACAACCTTACAGTTACAGGTGATTTGACTGTATCAGGTACAACCACAACGGTAAATTCTACTACTGTAAATCTTAACGATCACAACATTGTTCTTGACAGTGGTAACAGCACATCTGCTGTAATCAACGGTGCAGGTATTACAATAGAGGGTGGTAGTGGTGACGATGCCACATTTACGTATAACACTACAGGTCCAAAGTTTGAGTTAAAGCTAGGTTCATCCCATGAGGATTTACAAGTTGATCAACTTATAGCTGCTTCTCTAGATATTAGTGGTGACATTGATGTAGATGGTACAACTAACTTAGATGTTGTTGATATTGACGGTGCAGTTGATATGGCATCGACTCTAGGTGTTACTGGTGTAGTTACTGCCAACGCAGGTGTGGTGATAGATAACATTACTATTGACGGAACAGAGATTGATCTTAGCTCTGGAGACTTGACAGTAGATGTTGCAGGAGATATTATCTTAGATGCAGACGGTGGTGACTTTAAGTTTCAAGATGGTGGCACAGAAATACTTAGAATCACTAACTCATCTAGTGATGTAATTATTAGACCTGTCGTAGATGCTAAAGATATTATCTTTCAACAAAGAGATGGTACAGAAGTAGCTAGGATAGAAGACAATGGTACGTTTAACGTTGTTACAGATAAACTAGCTATAAACGGAACTGCTATAACTTCAACAGCAGCAGAACTAAATATACTTGACGGTGTAACTTCTACAGCAGCAGAGTTAAACATACTTGACGGTGTTACAGCAACTGCATCAGAACTAAACTTACTAGATGGTGGTACTTCTGTTGGTAGTTCAATAACAGTAGCAGATGCTGACGGTTTTGTAGTTAATGACGGTGGAACAATGAAAACTATTCCTGCAACAGATGTAAAAACGTATGCTGCAGGTAGTGCTGCCACTAAAGGATTTGCCATTGCTATGGCAATAGTATTTGGATAGAAAGGTAAAAGTAAATGG